GACTATACTATCAGTATGAATAATTTAAAGGTAGTTGGTGGACTAGTAGGTGGTAAGATGGGCACGGATAAATAGAAAAATTGAATACTAAAAAGTATAAATACTTATCTAATATACGTCTCAATGATTACAGCCCAAAAAGAACTGGTATTCGAAAATATGTCAATATATATGTTAAAATTAGAGGAAAATAAAATTTATGTAGGCAGAAGTAAAAAAACTACCGAGAAAGGTGTAAAGGCACGTATCACTCAGCATTTTAAAAACGGGTCAACATGTGCTGCCTGGTGTAAAAAATATAATCCAATTGACATCATTGATATTAAGTATAATCAAACAAAGCATGACGAAAACAAATGGGTTAAAATTTATATGGAAAAATATGGTATTGAAAATGTGCGTGGCGGCGATTATGTAAGAGTACAACTTCCAGCAGAACAAGTTACCATGCTACGCAACGAACTAAAGGGTGCAAATGACCAATGTTATAAGTGCGGTATGACGGGACATTTTATTCGTTTTTGTCCAGAAGAAGAGTCGTCAGATTTATATACAGTTTGGGCATGTAATATATGTAACAAAGAATACGAATTAGAAACTGATTGTGAAATATGTGAACTAAAACACTCACATAATATTATACTGCGTAATTTATGCCGGCGGTTTACAACATTTCACCATCGTATAATTTCTAATTTATGCGAACAACTTAATTATCATGGTGGACATGTAGCTGCTGCACTAAGAAAAAAAGAAAAGGTTATTTTAAATTTTAATAGGAGCACAGTTCATATTAAAAAGGTATAAGGATTATAATAAATATCATATAAATGGTGGAGACCGCTCTCGTTTTAATAACTATGATATTTACAATAGGTATATGGTTTGACGCGACTCCTGTAGTGGAAAACATAAGAAATACCTTAAGATTTTAAAAGGTGGGAACTACGTGGTCTTTAGCACGTATCAAACCGGGTGTCCTGGCACGATTGACAAATACCACTATTTGAATATTCTTTTTTTGAATTATCATTCTTGAATTGTTCAGGTATGATTTTTTTGGAACATTCAGGACAATAATGAAAACCAACAAGAACACGTTTTTTTGGAAAAAGTGAAAACACCAGTTTATTGATGTCAGGACCAATCAAGACGTTATTTTCCCATTTAACGCGAATTTCGATATTGTTATGTGGATAGGATGTCATAATTATAATATGTATGTATAATTATAATTATATCAATTTTTTACAATAATTGTCATCATTTATGTGAATACTTTGTTGTAACGATTACAAACGAAAATAGCTGCGCAATGGTCTTTTTATAGCGGGAATCAGTTCTGTTTTTCCAGGATAAAAGATGGGTTGTCCCAGAGGTTCATTAATATAAAAATCGGTCACGGCGAATATACATTCTTCAAATCCTTGCTTTACTGTAATAATCTCTCTATAAACTATTCCTAACTCTTCATATCGAATGATTCCGTCCGATGTTTCATAACATTCGTCATCATCTTCAGTGTAGCAATAAGAGATAATGCATCCAGAAAGGGGGATATAAACAACACCATAGGGGTGCTCATGCCACCACACCCAGCCATCTTGAGTCTCCGTGGTTATTAGTAACCACGGAGACTTGTTCCAAGAAGAGTTCCAAGCAAAGTTGAATGCATCGTTTGTGCCGTTATTAATATGTTTGTCGGGTCCTTTAAAATCAATATTGGAATACTTGTTATAATAAAGGTTAGTGAGGCTGTCTGTGCCAGGTGGAGAGTAGAAAGGATCGGTCAAAGACAAATTAAGAGAACCTCCATAGAAGAAGATGGAAGAATATGGAGAGATTGAAAAATTAAGATAGCTTTGATATGGGGCAACTGTCCTTTCGCCAATATTATTGAGGGTAATACTGGGGGAATCATAATTTAATGGGATGATTTCTACAGACCCATTTTGAATCACTATATTAATCTCTCCGTAAACTATATATCCTTCTAATTTAAAAGAGGAATCATTCGTTGTGATGTGTGAAACGTAGGGGCAGCCGACAGAGGAATCATCAGAAACCCCTTTCCAAGAAGACACAGTGGTGCCGTCGGGCGTTACTGTCCGTGATTCTATAGTGTCCTGATTATAAATCATAATTGCGTAGGAAGGTCGGGGAAATAAAAAAAACATAACCCCAATAAAAATACCAACAAGGACATGCTTAACAGTGTGTGTAATCATATATATATATATTTACCAAATTAGTTCTATGTATTTTTAAAATTATGTTTCGCTATAGAGAACGTATAGTATGTTATCCGAGCCAGTCCCATAAGGAAATACTTTACAACTATTGGAATCATATATAAAATATGGAATTTCACTATATATTTTGACTCTAAAAAAGTTTAAATATACTCCACGAGTTCTTATATAGATGTGGGTAGCCGAGACTGAAAAGAAAGAATTGGATAATAAAAGTGGGATAAAATTAAAATATGGAGAGATTAGAAGAATAAATGGCAGTAATTACTATCAGGTAGCAAATCCCAGTAATTTGTGGTTTGGCGAACAATTTGGCGTTTTTTTGAATCCCACTACCTGTAATGATAAAGCCAAGCGATAAATCCGATTATGGGGTCTAAAAGTAATATAACCCAAGAGAGGTGTTCTTTTTTGAAAGCATAACTGGCAAAAAGTAAAAACATCATGGCATGTATTGGTCGCATTTTATTCCACCAAATGAGCCCACCTGCTTCTTTGCCGGTTTTTCTTAAATCAAATAGATAAATAGATAAGAATGCAATCCCCACTAGTGCAGCTGGGAAACTAGTATAATAAAGATGCTTCGCGGATAGGTTTTTAACCGCATAGGCAAGCATTAATCTAGTGCCTAAACACCCGAATAAAAAGGTAATATTTTTGTTCATATAATTAAACAACAATATTATTATTTAATTAATTAAATATTGAGCAAAAGGTGTCGTAATAAAACTAAATATGGTTCCATATATTAATGGCACAATAATATGAACTTCCCATTCCGTTTTTTTTGTATAATTAAACAATAATATTGGAAGGTTTAATTGAAAACGAGCGATCACTGATAATAATAATCCTAGAAACATACCCACTACAAAGCTATAATGGATGCCGTATTTGTTAATAACATAATAGTTAATAACTCCAAATACACCATATAACAATGGAATAATTATAGGAAATAGTTCGTATGGAATAGCAGAGGGACGATTATGTTTACGATATGTTATACCCATATAGATAAAGGAAATGATGGACATAAATCCAGAAATAACAAAACTATTAAGATATTCTTTACTATTTATTTTCATTATAAAATAGAATGAGATTAAAATGAACGAACTTGAGACAAACATTCCTCTAGTAGACGCTCCTGTAAATTATATTGTTTTAGACATATATCAATGTTTTTTTTGAACTGTGTCTCACGCAGAAGATTTTTATGGCAAATATTATGAATATTATTGTAATCATTTTGTTGCCATTCGCGTAATATTATTCCTTGAATGGTTAGATAACATATATGAAGTGTTTTATTCTTCTTGTCCCCTGGTTCCAGGGGATGTGGGCAAGAATAAGCTTGACACACAATGCTGTAACAATAGCGATGAGGCGTATAATGTGTATAATTGTCCTCGGGAATATTATAAATGTCATTTATTATATTCATAGGATTGTAGCAATAATATATCCATTCAAGTGTATAGATAGGGTCTATATACTCATTGCCGAGGGTACAGTGCGTGTACAGAGTCTTTATAGAGCGGAGCACATTATTATGTTGTTTGGTCCGAGAGTTCATGATTCGTATTAGAGATAGTATAATCGTGCAAAATTAATTCAACTTTTACAAAATTTATATAAATAAGTTAAGATATAAAAGTTTTTAAATATTAACATAAATGAGTTTAGATATACATAAAGATATAAAAAAACGTCTGAATAATTTTGTGCGGGATAAAGACATACCAAACATCATATTTCATGGACCAAGTGGAAATGGGAAGCACACAATCGTCTATGATTTTATAAATGAAATATATGGTAATGATAAAACAGTAGTTAATAGTTATGTTTTAAATGTAAACTGTGCACATGGTAAGGGTATAAGATTTATACGTGAGGATTTAAAGTTTTTTGCAAAGACCCATATAAATATTCATAAGGGCAAGTTGTTTAAAAGTATTGTTTTATCAAATGCGGATAAATTAACAATAGATGGTCAATCTGCGTTGCGTCGTTCTATAGAGTTATTTAACCACAATACAAGATTTTTTATAATCGTGGAAGACAAGTACAAGTTGTTAATGCCAATTTTGTCTAGATTTTGCGAGATATATTTACCATTACCAATGATAAACAATAAACAGCAAAATTTACATCAATATAAAATATTGATGGAGGTCCCCGAATTAAATAACAAAAATCGTCAAATTTGGTTAAAAAAAACACTGACCAACGCACCAAAAAAAGATTATAAGGATTTGGTCAAATTATCAATCAAATTATATGATAAAAGTTATTCAGGACTCGATTTATTGAATTATATTGAACATACCTACATCAGTAATACGTATGACAGATATAAACTATTGGTTGTGCTACATAAAATCAAAAGGGAATATCGGAATGAGAAATTATTTATGTTGTTTATATTAAATTATATGTTTTTACGTTCTGACATAGATTTAGAAAATATCACATTTATGTAAATGGATGATTATAGCACGATTAGTTTAACTGAATCCAAAAATGAATGGGTAGTACGTCTTGTTAATTTGCTCACACCTTGTATAATAAAGGGATTACAGGAATTGTTTAAGGATTCATGGGAATTATGTATAGAAAATGACGAAGGGGATAAGTATTTGATGACTTTTCAAAATTTTTTGGGGCGCATACCAAAATGGAATAATGAAATTATTCAAAAGGAGGTTGATAGGATAAAATCCGACAGCACATGCCAGTATTTAGAAGATTTAATAACATGTGTCCATATTGTTCAACTTAAGGCTTTATCGTGCATGAGAGTAGGAAATAAACAAAAAAGAGTTGAAATAGACACTCCTTCTCTTAATAGTTTTATACATCAAATTTATATACAGGTTGCTAGAAAAGTATATACCAATATTTATTTGTTTGAGATGGATGTATTACCTTTAGAAATACAAAAAAACAATAGGGAACTGGAGTTAATAATTAAGGAATGTATTATGAATACGGTTAGAGATAATGTGCCAATTGAGGGATTATTGCGAGCCTATCTGGATGAAACTGAAGAAACAGAGGTAATAGAGGAAATAAAGGAGGAAATTATGCCTGTGGTATCTAAATCGGAGGTAATAAAGGAAGGTATTGAAGATAAAAGTAATACAACAACTGTAGTTAAAACAGATACTGTTGCGCCCGCAGCCGTTATTAGAACCGAACCTTCTGTTGTCCCAGCGGCTCCCGTCATAGTCGTCCCAACTGCTTCTGCTCCCGTCATAGCTGCTTCTGCTGCTGCTCCAGTCATAGCTGCTGCTGCTGCTGCTCCAGTCATAGCTGCTGCTGCTGCTCCAGTCATAGTCGTCCCAGCTGCTTCCGTTATGGCTGAACAATCCCGCTCCGCTCCCTCGTCGCCTCGTCTCACATCAGTAGCTCAACCCAAAACATTGGAGATAAATAGAGCTGGAGGTAGTTTAGGAGTTCCGTCCTCTATTAGAAAAGAGCGTGAAAACAATTCATTACAATTTTCAAATACGGATAACGCGATTGACGCAGAAGGCATACAGAGTGTTATTAGTGCACCGAAGACAATACAACGTTTAGAACAAATTTCACATGAAAATAATGAACGCAGGAAATTAGAGGAGGAGGATGAGGATGAGGAAGACGGGCAAGAAAATATCAAAATAGGTAATAATATTTCGTTGAATTTTTCCGAAGTGAACGATATATCTCAGCAGTCCGCAATAGTTCCACCTCCAGCGTTAAATTTTGAAATATTAACCTAAATGCGTTAAAGTATAATTTAGAAAATTATATTATACTTTAAATGAGCAATTCAATATTTTTTACAGCAAGTATTATTTCCGTGATTTATTTTTTAATAAAATTTTTGGAAATGAAATATGTTTTAAAAGAGGATAAACCAGTAAAGCTTTTAGTAAGAGATGCATTAATGGTATATTTTAGCATAATAATAGGGGATTATATAGTTAGTCAATTTAATACAGAAAAATTACAATCTGGGTCTCCAGATATATTCACAGGAGCTCCCGAGTTTTAATATTACATATCTATTTGTAAATAAATATGTAATATTTATTTTGAACATTCTAATAAATCATCGATATTAAAGATGTTCCATTTTGTATCTATTTTTTTCACCAAATAACGGTTAAAATAAGACAAACCAATTACGTTCTGAGGTGTGTGTTTATGAACCGTTCTTACAATCATTTTATACAATTTAAATTCTGGATAACGTTCTTCACCATTTGTTTTATAGAGAATATTTCTGTCTTTGTTATCATAACACCAATTCGCAATAATGCTATAAATACCAGTAAGATTTTCGGGATCATCATCCTCCACTACAAAATCATATAATGCACAACCTAAACGACAAAGATCAAAGCTAAAGTTTGGTTCCAGGCGGGGTTTCTTTTTATTAAAGAATGGTTCGAAGTTATATTGAGTGGAAGCATCACCATTTTCATAAAAACTATCGCTGCATATAACATTTCCGCGGAACTTATAAATAGCCCTGCCAAAATCGATTATTTTAAAAATGCGACCAAAAGTAGGTATTTTATAGTGTTTGTTATTATATTTGTAATATAGGAATTCTTTATCGGTATCATTATACATAATGTTATTAGTATGCAGGTCGTTGTGTGTGAGATTAAACATTTTTTGATAAGTAATTAACATAAATAAAATCTGCATAACCATTGAACCCCATTCTCCTTCAGAGACATCGCTATTAACAATTAAGTTATCTAAGGTTGTTTTACATTTTTCAAGACAAATTGCGTGCACAGGAAACTGATTAATTGACACATATACCTCATCTTCATCTTCTTCTTCTTCTTCTTCTTCTTCTTCTTCATCATCAATATCTTCACTGTATGAATTCGTGTTTGATGTTCGTGACGAACATTCGCTATTCGTATCATTAGCTTCAGGATTAGTTTCAAGATTAGTTTCATATTCGACCTTGGCGTCTTCATTTGTGGATTCAACACTGTTTGTTTCAAAAATATTATTTAGATGTTCAAAATCATCGATATTGGACAAGCTTAAAGAGGATATATTATCTGCTATGTGAAGGCGTTTTTTATGTGTTCGGGTGTTAATATTAAACATGTCATAATGAATGGAGGATTTAAATTTGAATAATTTTGTTATGTTTTTGTAAAAAAACTCAGATTCATTTAAAAAATCAACATCATCCTCAATGTTAACTAAAAAGTTATTTTTAATTCCTAAAAACGAACCATAAAATTCTAAACCATGAATGAAATTATATTTACGTAAAAGCTTATCAGTTAAATAGGAAAAGAAACCATCAACATAAGCAGAGTTGTTTGGTTCCACAATTTTTTTGTCAATATTATTATTATTACTAAAATTTGGAAGGTTTAGTAAATTTTCAGGTTCTATTTTTGTTTTACCAATCATATACTTAATAGGGTCTAAGAGAGGGGAATATTTGATGAAAACATCTTTTGTTAGTTCATTATTATTCTCATCGTTTAGCTTAGCAATTAAATTATTTTTATTTTTAGAAATGTTAACTAATCTATATTTTGTGTCTAAATTTATAGAGTTATGATTATTTTCATTTATATTGAAAAAATTATTATATAGAGGAATATAATTTTGTAAATTGTCTATATCTAGATTTTTTTCTAAATTTAAAAATAATTGAGTATTAGAATTTTTTCGATATTCGATATCCATTTGATTAATTAGAGATATTATTTATGTTTTATTTAAACTAATTATCTTGCGTATATTATTTTCTATTCTTTTCTTAAAATTATGTAATGGTGCTTGAATTAAAAAAGTTTGATATGAGAGCAATTAAATTTAATCCTGACGAAAATTCAGGACCTGTTGTTGTTTTAATTGGGAGACGCGATACAGGAAAAACTTATTTGGTAAGGGATTTATTATTTTATCATCAAGACATACCTATTGGTACTGTAATATCAGGCACAGAAGCAGGGAACGGATTTTATAGTGCTCATGTGCCCAAATTATTTATACACGACGAATATAACACAGCAATTATTGAAAATATTTTAAAACGACAAAAAACGGTTTTAAAACAAGTTAAACGCGAGATTGAAGCCTATAAAAAAACGAATATAGACGCCCGAGCATTTGTTATTCTTGATGACTGTTTATTTGACGCATCATGGACTCGTGATAAAATGATGCGTTTGCTATTTATGAACGGAAGGCATTGGAAGATCATGTTAATAATTACAATGCAATATCCCTTAGGTATCCCACCCACACTAAGAACTAATATAGATTATGTATTTATTTTACGTGAACCTTATATTGCAAATCGTAAGCGAATTTGGGAAAATTATGCTGGTATGTTTCCCACATTTGAGTCTTTTGTTCAGGTCATGGACCAATGCACTGAAAATTACGAATGTCTTGTAATTAACAATAATGTTAAATCAAATAAGTTGCACGATCAAATTTTCTGGTATAAAGCGGAATCACACACGGATTTTAAATTGGGTTCCAAAGAATTTTGGGAGTTATCTAAAGACATTAACTCGGATGACGAAGACGAAGCATATGACCCAGTTGCGCAACGAGGACAACACCAACGTGGACCAAAAATAAACGTGCGTAAATCTCGGTGGTAACTAAGGTTAGGTTATTAACAAATATTAATTAAATCTATTTTAGGCGCGACACAACGCATTTGGTCTGCAATTAGTCCCGCTGTTTCTAAATGTGCTTTTTTAAAATCATGAGAACAATTATGTGTTTCAGGCAATCTATGTTTATCACAATGAAATATACTACAGTAACTACACTTAAAATTACTGATTTTGATTTTATTGTTACATTCGTCTAGGCAGCATTTCTTGGTTCGTTTCTTTATGTGAGCCATATATATATGTATATAACAAAATATTATATACATTTATTTTACCTCAATTTTATAAAATATCGCTTATCGCTTATCGCTTATCGCTTATCGCTTTTAATAGGGGTAATTATTACATTATCATGCAATAAATCAGAAACACCATGGTCGCCATCCTTATCCAAGACTACATTTTCATTATCAAACAGTTCCTTTCTAATATCGGCAGCCACAATTGTATCGCCATCTGCCTTATCCTCTAAATCGCTAATTTGCGTATTCATATCCTTCACATTTATTAATTCCCCCTGTTCATTTAACGTTTGTGTTAATACATTACCAGATTCTCTTGCCTTTACCTTATTTTCTTCAATGGCTTTTACTTTACTTTCCTTAACACGTTGTTCAAAAGCAATTTTTGCTTCACCTTCATTTTTTTGTTTATTACTCATTAACTCGTTAAGCTCTTCTTCTAAATATTCAACACGACCTGTTTTATAAGCTTCCGGGTGCCATGGCATCCAAACTCCCACCGGACCTACAAAAACATCATGGTTAGGGTCTGACTCCCGCAACATTTTGCAGCGCAGTTCTGCTTCTCCCTGTGAGGGAAATGACCCCCTAATCTTCAACCCTCTTACTGAAGTTTGAAATGAATTTTGTTCGTTAAAAACGTTTTCAAGTCGTTTTTCATTTGCATCCACAAAATTTTTATATTCGTCGTTAAGTGTGGTGGTTGTAAATAGATTTTGCTGTTCTTGCTTTAAAAAGTCTTCTAGATCTGTAGACAAATGTTCAAAAGAAAGTTTATATTTATAAGCAATGAAATCAAGAAATTGTGTATATTTCTCTATTGATTTAGCAAGTTCCCATTGCTTTAGGAATTCTTTGAAATAAAACAATTCCTTTCTTTCAAGAATTTTTTCAGGTGAGACAAAGGATATGCACGTATATTTTTGTCCAGCGACAGGTCGATCTTCGTCCAGGAGGTCTATATATTTAGTAGAAGTTTTTTCACTCATATTATAAATATAATTTATAACATTATTTTAAGTTTTTTTTCAAAGAAGTATATTTCTTTTTAATAGAGACATATTTATTTTGCAAGAAATATTTTTTTTTCTTTTTATTTAGTATAATATGATTGGTCTTGATCTTGGAGAATTACTTAAACGCGCAATTAAATATATTGTTGAGGGTATTATGGTTGCTATAGCGGCTTATGCTATCCCAAAGAAGTCTCTTAATTTAGATGAAGTTGCTCTTATCGCTTTAACTGCTGCTGCAACGTTCAGTATTCTTGACACCTATGTTCCGAGTATGGCAGTTAGCGCACGTTCTGGTGCCGGTCTTGGTATTGGCGCGAATCTTGTTGGATTCCCGAATTAATAATTTTTAGGGGTCGTCCGTATAACAAAGTTATCATAAAGATGTATTAGTGTTTTAATAATACATCTTTAGCTATTTGTAATTTAAAGTTGATTTAATTTAACATAATTATTAGATTGCATAATGTACTCCTCATCAGAAATGAATCAGAACACCACCGCCGCCACCGCACCTTCCTATGACTTGGTGTGTGTTTCCACTGATAAATTTAATAATAGCCTTGCTGCCGCTACCTCATTCGAGGAAAAGAAGACACTTGCGCTCGGATTCGTGCAACTTCTTCGTCGCACAAATGGGCTCAAGCGCATGGACGAATGCAGTTGGTGTTACAATTTGGACACAAAAAAGAACAACGACACGACTGTTTGTGTTGCTGATGCACTTTTCGAGGAGTTCGGTGCCGCCGCGTTTCCATTCCTTATTCGCATGTTGCCAGTGTGTATGATCCTTTCTGGTGCTAAGAATGGAAACCTTCGCCTGTTTTCCGAGACCTACTGTCACAAACTTTATGATGCCTTACCTCCAGAAGCCTTCGTCATGCCGACTCAGGTCAATGAGATGACCGTTGCCTCGGTGCTTATCTCCTCGGTCGACCGCGAGCTGTCATGGCAAACACGTGTGCTTGCCCTGACATTCCTTGCTGGCTTGGCAGATAAGGCTCCAACACAGATGGCAGCCATCATGGACCAAATTATTCCTGTTGTTATGGAACCTGTTACTGATACCAAGAAACAGGTTAAGGTCGCTGCTCTTAATGCCCTGACCAAGTGTACTACGGTTATTGGTAACAGTGACCTTGCGCCCCGTCTCATGGACATTGTCTCGTGTGTCAAGGACCAGAATAAGACTGCTGAGGTCCTCCACCTTCTTGCTGGGACTGCTTTTGTCCAGACCGTTGAGACCCAAGCTCTTGCCATTTGTGTTCCACTTCTTGTTCGTGGTCTTCGCGAAAAGAAGGTTGGACCACAGCGCCAGACATGTCAGATCATTATGAACATGGCCAAGCTCGTTGGATGCCCTTCGGAGGCAGCTCCGTTTCTTCCTCGCTTGGTGCCAGGCATTGAGAAAGCGATTGAGACAATAGCAGACCCCGAGGCCCGTGGTGTTGCTGAGAAGGCCTTGGAACAGATGCAGAAACTCCAGCATCAGATTGACATGTCCAAGGAGCCAGCACTTACGTGTCCAAAGTTCGCTAATATAGTCCGTGAGGCTGTTGACATGACCACCAGTGTTGAGACAAATAATGATGCGGCTAACATCATTATTCAGTTCATAGCCAGCATTGGACATAATATGGCAAAGAATCAGGTATTTGTAGATGCGCTTTGGCAGAGCAAGATCGCACCACTTATCGCACTTCTTGTTGAAGATGATATTACACGTGTCGTAGATATTACCCGACTTCTTGCCGTTCAAGCCGAAAATCTCATCGACCAGGTTGATGAAGAAGAAGAAGAAGAAGATGATGGCGCAGAGGTCCTTTGCGATTGTAACTTCACATTGGCATATGGTACCAAGATTCTATTGCATAACACCGATATGAAGCTCAAACGTGGTTATAAATATGGTGTCCTTGGACCAAACGATTGTGGCAAGTCGACCCTCCTACGTTCCATTGCCAATGGGAGTGTAGAAGGCTTCCCAGATGCAGATGAATGCCGCACAGTTTTTGTTGAGGCCGATATTATCGGCGAACAGTCACACTTGAATTGTATCGAGTATGTTCTCGCAAATAAGGAAATAGTTAATGCCAACATTACACCCGAACAGGTCGCAGAACAGCTTGCTAATGTAGGGTTTGATGGTGTTACTGCTGGACCGACCGATACGGTGAGCACTCTTTCTGGTGGGTGGCGCATGAAGCTAGCTCTTGCTCGTGCAATGCTCCAACAGGCAGACATTCTCCTCATGGACGAGCCAACGAATCATCTTGACGTTATAAACGTTGCTTGGGTCATGAACTATCTCAAGTCTTTGACTCACACCACGTGTATTATGGTTTCTACACACAAGGGTCTTCTCACAGAGATATGCAATAATATTCTAGAATTTGATGGTGTTCAACTCAATAACTTCCGTGGTAACCTCAATGCGTTTAAGGTTGTCAAGCCTGAGTGCGAGGTGTACTTTACTTTTAAAGCAACACGTCTCGCATTTACTTTTCCGAATCCTGCTCCCATTGATGGCGTGCGTTCCAAGGGCAAGGCACTCATCAAGGTCCAGAATGTTAGTTTTTGTTATCCAGGAAATGAACAGAACACGATTGAAGATGCGACATGCCAGGTCAGTCTCAGTTCCCGTGTCGCATGCGTTGGTCCGAACGGTGCTGGCAAGTCAACACTCATCAAGGTGCTCACCGGAGAGACCGTTCCAACCACTGGCACGGTTTGGCAACACACTGGATGCAAGATGGGTTATATCGCACAACATGCATTCCATCATATCGAGAGCCACCTTAACAAGACTCCGAATGAGTATATCCGTTGGCGGTATTCAGGTGGTGAGGACAAGGAAGCCATTGCCAAGGACACCATGAAGGTAACTGATGAGGAGGCTGCTCTCATGGCAACTGCGATACAGTGGCTCGTGACCAACGAGGAGACAGGTAAGCAGACAAAGAGCATGCGTGTAGTCCAGAAGCTTACTGGTGAGCGGAAGGATGCCCAACGTCGGGGTCAAGAGGACGAATATGAAATCAAGTGGAAGGACATGTCGAACGACAGCAACTCGTGGGTTGCCAAGACGAAGCTTGAGCGCATGGGGTGGTCAAAATACGTTGCTACAATCGATCTGAAGATTACTCAACAGGAGGGCATGTACAAACGTCCACTGACCACGAGCAACGTGGAGACACACTTAATCAATGTAGGTCTTGCGTCCGAGTCTGCTACCCATACTCGGATTGGTGCCCTCTCTGGTGGCGAGAAAGTCAAGGTTGTCCTTGGTGCTGCTCTCTGGATGTGTCCCCATCTCATCATCCTCGATGAGCCAACGAATTATCTTGATCGCGAGTCTCTTGGTGCTCTTGCTGGTGCCATTGAGAAGTTCGAAGGAGGGGTTGTTATTATCTCGCACAACGATGAGTTCTGTCAACAGCTCTGTCCCGAGACTTGGGTCGTTGAACGTGATGAGGATGGCATTTCACGTCCCAATATCCAGGGTGATGCCGAGTGGATGGCAAATGCAGTCCTGGCAAAGGTTGATGATTCACAGGTTGTCCAGGAGATGGTTGATGCCGCGGGCAACGTTTCTAAGACCAAGGTTAAGAAGAAGATGTCCAAGAAAGACATTAAGAAGATGAAGGTCAAGGTTATGGACAAGGTTGCAGCTGGACTTGAGCTCGATTCTGATGAGGAGGGATTTGCGTTTGAACACGATTTATAAACCTAGTTTATATTGAATATAGAAAAAAGAACAAAAATGACGAAATTCACGTAAGAGTTGAACCCAAATCCAGTGTTAGAAAAAACATAATAAAAACAAAAAAAGAAGAAACTGTCCATTGTTGGCTAATAGTCGCCGAACTTAAAAATAACCCAATTTTATGACACATTAGAAATGATCACTTCTGTTGTTGTTGAACCCGGCTTCCTTGAATTAATAGCTCTTCTCGCAATAATATTCTCGCAATTATACTCATTAAAATTTTCCATTACTAAATCAACCTTGGCATTACTCATAACAAACTTAATATTTTTTTTATTGAATTCCTTGATATCATTAAAGAGTTCAATATGTTTTTCCAAATTAAAACCGTCGGAGGTATAACCAACGAAAGAGTTGTCTGTTTCGGGTGCGTAAGGAGGGTCTAAATATACAAAGTCTCCCTGTTTAATATTTTTGATTGAATTACTGCAATCGCTGTGTATAAATATCACATCCTTTATCAATTCGCTAATATAATACAAATCATCTTTGCTAATAAGTGTCGGTGTTTTTTTATAATGACCATATGGAACATTATAACCATTCGGACCCTCACGATACATTCCTCTGAAACATGTTTTGTTAAGGAACATAAATAACGCTGAACATTCAATGCTGTTTTTGTCCATATTCCTATATTTGGTTCTGATCCAATAATAATAACTTTCCTTTGATGTCTTTGCCTCACCTATTGAAGACGCTTGTCTATTTATAACAGTGCCCTTGATACCATCATACTCATTAATATATGCATTTATGTATTCAAATAAAACATCCTTATTTTTTTGTATATTCACATATACATTTATAAGTGTGCTATTAAAATCATAAGCATAAATTTTCTTATTAACTACAATCTCGCCAAGTTTTTGTAAAGATAACAGTGCTAATAATACACTCCCACCTCCTAAAAATATCTCATGATAATTTTCAATCTCCTTTGGAAATTTATTCATAACTGTCTCTATTATTTGTGTTTTACCACCAATCCATTTTAGGAAGGGTTTTTGTATTTTTGGTTTGCAACAATGCTTTACCATCGTTTATTATATTAGTAATATGGCTTCCCTTTAACCTTAACAAATGTAGAGATCTAAATAAATCATACTATGGTCCGATAAAGTACTGTTTTCAACAATAGTAACATTAATAGGTATTATTTGTGTGACGCTAGAATTTCTATATAAAAACTTATCAATGACGGCTTGATTTGTAATTTCGGTTAAATTAAGAGAATTAATAAGTCTACCATAACTATCCACATCACTCGCATGTAGGTTTGTATCTCCACCGATTATTATTGCACGGTCACGCGACCACACACTCGCATATTCAATAAGCTGGTTAATTTCCTTTTCTCTTGCCTGTGAGTCCCCCGATGTTTTTCCTGCATCCATGTGTGTATTGTAGATGTCTATATTTCCAAGACGCATTATTTGAAACCCTTTATTTGCCCACATATCGTCATAACCATATCTGTCTGTATAAACAATTTGTGAGCTATTGTCAGGGACAACCTTTGACATTTGTAATAATCCAGACCCAAATATGCTATAAGCGTGGGTAAACTCTGTTAATCGTTGATTCCAGCTATATTTTTCCAGATTGCTAATTAATATTTTATTTCCATGTTGAGTCCAATCTTCTTGGAAATTAATAACATCAACGTTTTTAGCATTCATTACATCACCTATTTCTTTCATGCGCTTATAGGTTTCGTCAAAGGTCATAATCATTGGAAGTCCATGTATATTATAGCTTGCTAACGAAAAGGGTTGGCATTCATGACTTTGTACTAAAAAACAAAAGTAACATAAAAATACTAATATATGTGAAAAATCCATATATTATTCTAAAATATTATATTCTAAAAATATATATATTCAAAAAATATATATTCAAAAAGGTTATCTTTCACGGGATTGGTTGTAAAACTTCAAGGTTGTACTCTATACTAATATAGGTCCTTCAATGGGTTCGATATTGTTTGACGAAGGGGTAAATAAATTAATTACATAAACAAAAACACAATATAAGATTATGAGAATACCAGCTACCGATAGGATAAAATAATAGTCATTCATATAGACAATATCTTCCATTATCTTTATCCTTATTTCTTAAATAGTCGGAAAAAATTGCCAAGAGAGTTCATGACAGATTTGTTTCCATATTTCGTCTTGTTCAATACGCTTTTCCCGGTCTTTTAGCATGGGAAAATAAGGAAGGAATTGGTCTTGTGACAGCAATTCACAGAGTTTATAAATGGTATAATAGTAATTTAAGAAGTTAACTCTGTCATCTGGGCAATATTTTGCATAGGGCTCTTGAATGTCCATAAAAAGGTTGCAGAGGGTTTCTTCTAATTCCTGGGTCATTATGGGGGGCGGAATACCCAATTTATCTTTTATGAAAGGTATGTGTTCACAATATTTGTTATAACCTAATTTTTTTAGTATTTCCTTTGCTTTTTTGTTATTAATTTGATTTACAGTAATCCGTTCTTTTTTAATTTGCATTTTAATTGCTTCAATTACCTTTACAGGAATTTGGGTTGTTTCTTTTGCTTGAAATTGTGCGAGTATTTCACGGAAATGATTAATCCTGCGGTATGCATAAAAGCAAACCTCCTTAGGAGGTTCCTTATAGGAAGGTTTTTCGTTTTCAATTAAATATCTCAGACTTTTTGAACAATTATTACAAATAATAATCCCTTCATAATCAACAGGTATCATTTCGCCCTTATTGCAATTTTTACAAATATCGCTTTTCTCAATATAATTATTCATATCTAAATAATTATGATCAACATTTGATAAATATTTTTGAATGGAAGTGTCGGTTTTTTTTTTAAAAGAATCTTGTTCATACGAATTTGTTTTAATATTAAAAAATTCATCGAGTTTTTTAGTTTTATTGTCACATTTTGAGATTTTTTGCTTATTTTCAAAATATTCAAATATATGTTTAGAATTATTTAGCCAATAGTCCTTTTTTTCTCTATTCAACAGTTTAATCTTTTTTGAAATTTCAGCAATTTGGTCTTTTATATCTAATTGTTGTTCTAATTGTAAATTATTGCCAACACACAATTTTGATTTTAATTCATCTTTCTGTTCTTTTAATTCTGAGAGATGAATACTATTATTATCAAAATGTCGGTTCATTTGTTGATGTTTAGTATCAAGAGTTGGTTTTTTATTATTAACCGTAAATTTTTTTGTATGCTTTGGTTTAAAGTTAGGCATAATAGTTATAATAGTTATAATAATTATTATATTTTTAATTAGATATTAGTTAATTAGATATATTTTATTTATTTGATTCTTTATAATGAATAATATAAATGAATTACAAGTGGATTATGTGACTATGCAAAAAATGGTTTTTTTATTTAATGCGCTAGAAGATGGATGGCGAATTAAAAAACATAAAGATATGTATATTTTTTCAAAAAAACATGAAGGTAAAAAAGAGGTATATTTAGATAATTATTTACGTAGATTTATAGAAGGTAACATTGATATTAAAAAAGTTCTGAGCGGCACCTAATTTAATTAATTAAAAAAATTTAATTAAAGATAAAAAATTATTTTCTTTAGCAATATTATAACATGGCAGGAGCATTAATGGATTTAGTTGCATATGGCGCACAAGACGTCTACCTCACAGGTAATCCCCAGATCACTTTTTGGAAGGTGACCTACCGTCGTTACACGAATTTTTCGATGGAAAGTATTGAACAGACATTTAACGGACAATGTGATTTTGGACGCCGTGTAACATGCACAATTAGTAGAAACGGTGATTTAGCATACCGCACCTACCTTCAAGTAACACTTCCGGAAATTAACCAGCAGATGGCGAACTCAAACTGTTGTGATGATTCCGCATCAGGCGAGGGTGTTTATGCACGCTGGCTTGATTTCCCTGGTGAACAGCTTATTTCCCAGGTTGAGGTTGAGATTGGTGGTCAGAGAATTGACCGTCAGTATGGTGACTGGATGCACATCTGGAACCAGCTTACCCTCTCCGCTGAGCAGCAGCGTGGGTACTACGCGATGATTGGTAACACTACCCAGCTTACCTACATCACCGACCCCACCTTCAACAGCGTGGATGGACCGTGCTCATCTGATGCACCGCGCCAGGTTTGCGCGCCGCGCAACGCCCTTCCGGAAACCACTTTATATGTTCCGTTCCAGTTCTGGTATTGCCGCAACCCGGGTCTCGCTTTGCCGCTTATTGCTCTTCAATACCACGAAGTCAAGATTAATCTTGATATTCGCCCGATTGATGAGTGCCTTTGGGCCGTCACCTCGCTTGCCGCCCACACGGACTCCACCGTTACGTCCAAAGTCACGACTGCATACAATCAGTCTTTGGTCGCAGCATCACTTTATGTAGATTATATTTTCTTGGACACGGATGAGCGCAGGCGCATGGCTCAAAACCCGCACGAATATCTTATTGAACAGCTTCAGTTCACTGGCGATGAATCTGTCGGTTCGTCATCAAACAAGATAAAGTTGAATTTCAACCATCCGTGCAAGGAAATTATTTTTGTTGTCCAGCCGGATGAGAATGTTGATTACTGCTCGTCTCTTGAGTGCGGTGAGTTGCTTTTCTCAACGCTTGGTGCCCAGCCGTTCAACTACACCGATGCCATTGATGCTCTTCCGAACGCAATCCACGCCTTCGGTGGTCCAGCTGGTGGTGTTTCGGGCACTGTTGATAGTGCTGGTGAAAACAACGCCTTTATTGACGGACAAGGTCTTTTCACCAATGCGGGTGCATCCATCAATGCCGCCTCAGGTGCTGCTAGCATGTGGAATGGCGCAGATAACTTATACACGCAGCCCAACTTTGCCGTCGAAAGCAATGATTCTGGCACCAA